TGCTGAAATATTATATAAAGACCCGGTTTGTAATTGTCCCGGTTTAAAATGTCTTGCCATTATGTCCACCTTCCATTAATAATTACCACGTCACTAGGATCAATGGTATATCCTAGAGTAACCGTATTAAAGATAATGGTCTGCGTTGTTGTATCACTAGGTGTCCACGTGTATGCAACTTTGTCGATGTATTGACCATTAATATACACATTAAATTCATTTTTAGTAGCAACGAGCAATGTTACCGGGTTGACTGCTGCAATTGCGGCCACTGTTACTGTTGTTGCGTTTGAGTATGTTGCTTGTTGGTCTGTTAAGTTTGTCAAATATGCAAAGGTTGCTGCGTTAATTGAAGTAGTTGATCCGCCTCCATTAACAAGTATGGTTCCACCACTTGATATAATAGCTTGTGATTGTAGTATTTGTGCAGGCACAATTGTACTTGAAAATATATCAGCCCCAACATCAATTACTTGTTCGAATGTTACTTTTTTAATTGAATAATTTTTTCGGATAGTTGCTATTCTAGTTTCTTGAGCTGATAACAAAGTTCCTTGCACTGTTAGTGGAGCAGTTGCGCGTACTAGTCGATCTTCACCAACCGTATTAACTGTTTCAAAACTAAATTGTCCTATTGTTGTTGGAAATTTGTTTGCTTCATTTCCCCAAGCAAATCGCCCGTACGGTAATATCTGATCAACTAAATCATTTAATTGACTTGTAAAATCACACCAGAGCATCATATCGTATTCAATAGTTACATATTTAGGAATATCAATTACATAGATTTTTTCTGATGGTTGTGGATCGTTGATTGGTATTGGGAATAACTCATCTTCATATCGATTACGTTGATTGTATTTTGATCGATACACTAATTGATTGTTGCTATCTCCTCGATTAACATCTAGGGTACGTTGAGTATCTCGTTCGGCTGCAGAGTTTCGTTTTAACATGATTACTGGAGATTGAAGCATTCCTTTTTCATCACGTAAATAACCTAATCTACGAACATTGTCCCATTTCTCGCCGCTAGCAAATATAACTGGTACTGTAATTAATTTTCCATCAGATGTTACTTGTGGACGCATTTCAGTTTCAATATATGATTTTATTGCATAATCTATATCATACAGTGTTCTCTGTGCAGTTCGTATTACATCATCATCACGTCTAGTTTGTTCAGCTCTATTTAAAATCAGATCATTAGTAATCCCTTCCGTGCGAACCGGGTTAGGTTTATTAGTTTTACGATCTATATTATCTCTGTTCAATCTAGGCATTTTTATCCTTTATATGCTGGCGACAAATTAGTGCCTCCTCTACGTATATTTGTTATGTTTTGTGCGGTTTGACGAGTTGCATGGGAATCACATAATACTGATACACTGTATCCATGTCCGCTACCATTTGGCCATGTTTCTGGATTTTTACCAGCAAAGTATTGATTTGCATCTACATTATCTAGTTCATAATATTCATTGTCCCAAAAAACAATATCACCCACTTCTGGGAAGAAACTTGCTCGTTCTAATATATCCCTGGAAATTCCAAATTGAGCGGTACGTGTATATGAATGACCATAATCATCCATTGTTGCTGTTTTTGTTTCTTTAGTAATTAAACATGGAATTAAAATAGAATTGTAATATGATTTAGATTCCGACTCGCCGTATATGTTTGAATCACTAGAAGCTACTAGGAGTTTGAAAAACTCAATTTCGGTATCTACTATCGAATTTAATAATTCCGAATTTATTGCTGCTAAGAATTTTGCGTCTCGCATTCCTCCAAATAACGCACACATTAGTTTTCCCTCCTAAAATAATAGTATAATATATCCCATTTTACCATAACCCACTTCCTAATAATAATATAAATGGTACGAGAGCACCAACATAAATTTTTAGTGGAACTCTGCCTAATATTTCATTCATTTGAGTTGATTCAGCATTTTGTCTTGTTATCATTGCCTCGCGAGTCATTTTATCTAAAAATTCACGTAGCTGGGTAATCAATGTATCTTTTTCTGTCTGACCCTGTGAAACTAGTTCCGAGCCATTTAGTGTTACTTCGGCATTCGGAATTGGTACTGAGCTATATTTTCCGCGTACAAATCCCAACATTTCTTTTGCAATTGCGGCTCCGTATTTAATAATCCAAGCACGGCCCATATCATTAATGCTACTGTATGTTTGATATGTATATGGTATATTAGATGCGTCACTTATAACCGATTTAAGAAGGGCTGTATTACCAAATAAGACGGAGTCATTATTTTTATCTTCTTCCAATATATATTCAAACCAAACTTGTCCGTAGAATATAGTAGATGATGCAGATCCGGTTCCAGATGTTGGTACTGGCCAGAATTTAATGTCATCTCCGTGTATTTCAAATGTGTAATGTGATTTACGTATTTGGTCATTGAATTCAATGGCCTGCAATCTCAATAAATCTGCGTGAATTGGCATCATCATGAAACTAATTGAAGGAGACATTCCTCCAAAGTTAAATGAATCTAATAATTGCTGAGAACCTAGACCTGTTCCTACGAATGGGTCAAAATATCTAACAATTGCTGGGGGTGGATTATGAAGTACTCGTTTTATTTCAACTGAACTAGTATTTGTTAGTACTAACCCGGTTGATGCTGATATTGCGGTACGAATACTATAGGTTTGCTGACCCGGAGTCATATCAACACGAGCCTTACGCCATTTTACAGTACCACCACTGTCTGCTTCAGTTCCATATGCCTTAGACAGTTTAGAAATATATCCAAATGAATTTCCAATCATGGAATCAGTAAAACTAGACCCGGATAAAAATCCAGCTCCTGTCTGTATGCCCAATGTACTCATTAAATTGTTAACAATGTTAACTTGATTAACTTGATTTGAATATTCCATTACCGCAGCTTCAAATGCCGTGTAGAAATTAATATCTTGTAGTTCTACATCCATAATCGGATATCCGATATGCTGTGCTGCATATTTAGCAAAGCTATCTGCTTGTGCCTGGAACTTTGGATCAGTATCAAAAAACCCGAACGGTGTAGATCCCGTTGTGAATGAAGAGCTCCCTGGCCATATCGGTTTATTTTGACTGTAATCCATTATTTATTCCTTTTATATATAAATATCGTTATTAATCATTTAGACGATTCAAAATGTCATCTAAAGCTTCGTGACGATGGTTATCTAGTAAAATAATTTCATTGACCCATTTTGAATCCCGTAGTTTAGGAACTTCATGTGTTGCTGAATCATTTTTAAATTTTAAATCTACCTGATACTTGTCGCCGCATAGAATCATGATACTATCTTTACCTAAACGAGACAATACCATTTTTAATTGTTCTTTTGTTAGATTTTGGAATTCATCTACTATGCAAACTGCGGCATCAAATGTTCGTCCGCGGAAGTGGGCTAATGAAACTAATTCAATAGTTTCTTCCTTTTCTAATTTTTCTAGTAGCTCTGGTTTATTGTAAACTTTACGCATATTGCTACGAATTGGTACTAACCATGGTTCCATTTTCTCAGTTAAAGATCCTGGCAAGAATCCATTATCTTCATTTGACACTGTTGGGCGAGTTATTATAATTTTATTAACTCTGCGTTTAAAAAACATATCTAATGCAATTTGAACTGCTAGCAAGGTTTTACCCGATCCAGCTTTACCTAATATAAAATTGAATGGTGTTTCAATTATTTTTGCTTTTGCTTCTTTTTGTTCTTCTGATAATGTGATTGAAAATTTAATATCGTTCTTTGGTGGAGTTTTGTCTTTATTAAGTGCCATGATAACTAGTTTTAAATTAAAATAATTTTGTAAGCGTAGATTGTTGCAATGTTACATCTTTTAATGTGTCAATTTTTCCCATAGCCATTTGTCTAATTGCTTGAAATGTTTCGCGGGGCGGATATGGGGTCATAACCTTAATTGTAATCAATTCTTTATCTGGACCTAGGTCTGTTTCGATATGTACCATTAGAACCAATCTAATAGCTCGTAACCGGTCTAATACATCTACTAAACGACCGTCATATCGAATTATAGCTTGCATTGAGTATTTGTTTCTGTCAACTGCCATTTATATTCCTTTAGTATAAATATTTGGACAGTAAAAAAGGGATAACATTTCTGCTATCCCTTTGAGAGTTAATTAATTAAATTATTAATTATAAAGAGTTCAATCCGTGTACATACACTTTACCATAGAATTCAGGTCTAACCACTTTCTTCGCGTAACGTGTCATAACACCTTTACGTGGAGTGAAGTTAACTGGATCATATACTAATGGTGTCATGATTAAAGGAATATATGGACTAAATACAGCACCTGTTTCTAGGAACTGCGCTCCACGGAATCCCATAAGGATTACATTCTCTTTCATGTATGGGTTCTTATAAACTGTGTAACGATTATTAATCGCACCAATTTTTTGAACACCAGCTGCAAATTCCATTTTAGTACCATCTGTATCTGCTGCAAATCCTGGAATAGACTCAAGAACAGTTGCTACTGAAGGAGATGTTACTAAGAAGTTTGCACCACCGCGTAAAGTTTTTTGGTGAATCTTATTAGATACTTTTTGAAGCTTAGTACCTAAAGTTTGGAACCAACCACCTTGAGTGTTATAGAATCCGTCACCTACTGCACCGGAAACACCAGCTGCTACTTGTGTAAATCCATTACCATTCCAGATGTTATTGTTCAATACTGACCAATACTCAGTAGTTGGAGCTGCTGAAATCAACATGTCCAAGATCTCTAAATCAATTTCCATTGATACATATTCAGACAACATTGAAGTTAATTCTGCTTCGGCATCAATTGAGTGATATGCATTTAAATCTTGAGCAAATTCTGGAGTCCATACTGCTTTCAACTTACGTGTTTTAGCAACGATTGGCTCTGATTGCATTTCCAAGTTAATTTCTGGAATATCAACATCTTTGTTGTATCCATTTCCATTAGCACCTAAATTATCTTCAAAGTCACCTCTAGTAATGTCAGTTGGTTGTTTGCTATATTTAACTGTTAATGAGAAAGATCCTGTAGTTACAGCACCAGTCGCGATAATGAAGTCAATTGATCCAGTAGTTGTAGTATTCAATTGAGTAAATGCTGCATAGTTAGCGATTGGAGTTGATCCTGAAACTAACGCAAAAGAACGAATCGCAGTAACATCTAAACCTGGTAAAGATGAAGTTGCAACAGTAATTCTTTTATAAGAACCTAATGCACTAGTGAAATCACCATCATAATTAACTGATCCGGAACCAGCAACAGATCCTGTAGTTACTGCAGCAGCAACACTTGATGTTTCGTTGATTGAGTAACCAAAACGACCTGCACCATAAAGACCTCCTGAAGGGTCTGCAGTTGTAGTAGTAACACCAAACATAGAGTCATCAGCATTTGGAGAACCAAATGGATCACCTACTCTGTTATTGTTATCATCATCAAATCCTGGTTGAGCTGTACCATACTTAAAATCTAGGTAGAAAATAAGTCCTGATGGTAAGTTCATTGGTTGAACTGATACGAATTCTTTTGCAGCAAACTCAGCAAAGATACGACGTACCAATGGTAGAGCAACTCCAGCCCACTCTTCAGATCCAGCAGTTGTACCTGTAGAAGAAGCTTCTTTTACTAATTGTCTTGCTTGGTTTTCAAGCAATGTAGCCATTCCGGCTTTTTCTGTTTCGCCTCTAAGGCCTTCTAACAATCCAGTCTTTTCCCATTTAGATACTTTTGCTAATGCAGCAGATCTTTGAGAATTGTCATTTGATTGTAGTAAATTTGACATATTCATGTTGTTTTTTCCTTTTTTCTTTTTTTTTAAATGTTATAGCAATCCTGCTAATTTTTTCCATCTTTCAGCTTGTGCAAATCCTTCTGTAATCACGTTAGTCTGTTTAGGAGCCGTTGTTGCAGTTGGTTTAGATGCATACGATTCTTTTACTACTCGTTTTTTAGTTGGACGATTAAAGCTTTCAGCTAGTGTACTAAATACTAATTTTACTTCTCTTGTATTAGCAGCGCGATCAAAGTTTTCAATTACTTTCATTTTTTGACCTTCTGACAATTCAAAATTACGGAACAATTTGTTTGTGTAAAGAAGTTTTGCATTCAATAGATTAACTTCGTTGATGATAGATTTCAATTGACGAACTGTTTTATAAGCTTCGTCTAATTCGTCTTTCATTGCTTCAACTTCGCCATCTGCTTCAGGCTCGTCTTCTTCCATTTCTTCTTCTTCACGTAGGATAGATTCAATAATTTCGTCGATAGACGCATCATCTGATTCTTCTAGATCCATTGGATTTCTCATTTTACGAGTTGAAGCTTCATCACCTTCATCTAAATCTTCATAAGCTTCATGAGTTGCTTCATCTTCTTCAGTTAAGTCACCTTCTAATTCACGAATGATTGATTCTAGATCTAAATCTCTTTCATCATATCCTTCATTGTACTCGTCTTGCATTTCCTCGTCAGATTGTGGTTCTTCAATTGGCATCTCTTCAGCGCCCATCATTTCTTCATCTTCTGCGCCAGCCATGCCAACTTCAAAATCGTATGTGTCACCACCTACTTCAGCTGACAAATCATTGTCAACCCAATTAAAATCTCCGCCTTCTTCTTCAGCACCCATATCACCCATATCATCCATTGCTGGCTCTTCAGCTGGCATTTCTTCACTATCAAGTTCATTCTCGATTTGATCTGAAATCATACGTTGGATTCTTGGAGCGAACGCTTCTTGAAGGGCAATTTTTGCGTTCGCAACAGCAGTTTCTTTAACAGCACGTGCATCGGCAATCGCTTCTTTTAGCAAATCTGATTTTGCCATAGTTTGTTCTCCTTAAATTTTTTTTTGGAAATAAGATTATTCGAAATCTTAATAGAATATTTTAAATAATGTATAGACGCCATATAAGGTTGGAATAGCGTATTCTAGAATAAATATAAGCAAGTTTGAAAAACCAGTAAAAAAGCCCCAACTTTTTAGGAAGGGGCTTTTAATAGTAAAATATTTTAATAATTAATTCGCGTGCAAGTTTCTTACATATTGCATAAACACGGCTGCTTGATGTTGTTGTCGCTTTTTAACACTAGGTTTAATAAATTCTTTTCTATCTCTAGTTTCTTCTATTATTCCAGCGTTTTTTACTTTGCGTTTCCATCCTTTAATTGCATATCCTAAATCTTCTCTAGATGTGCCAACTACTTTAACTGCCATTGCATTACCTGGAACGATAGCTTGATGTTGTTTTTGTTTTTTACTCATTATAACTTGTTTATTTATTTATACGATTGGATTATTAGTTGGGGCTGGGGCAATTGGTGTTGGAGCGACTGATCTTTGTTGTCTAGGTGCTTGAGTAGGTGCTGCTTGAGCTTCTCCTCTAACATTGAAACGGAAATGTTTAATTTCAGGCTTCTGTGAAATATATCCTTGAATACGTTGTGAATCTCGGGCTGGATCTTCTCCTAAACGAAAATAGAAATACCCAACCTTACCTGATTCAGATACTTTTTTATTAACAACCGTGAATCCTTTTTTCTCAGCCCATTGTTGAATATCCGCAGCAACAGCTTGAGCTTCTGCCGGATCTCTTAATACATATTCAACTCCACCACGATAGTCAGTCATATGATTGGTAAGTTGTGCTTCATCTATTTCATTCTCAGTTATCCCGGGAGTTGTTAACTTAACAGTAACTCCGTTTTTAGCTAGTTCTTGAGCTTTTTTTATGTCAGATGTTTCTATTTTTCCTGGTGCCGTTGATTGTTCTTGCAATCCAAAAAATTCTTTATATAGTTTGTTAATTTTATTCATCGTGTTCCTAATATAATATAATTATTTTTTTTGTAATAACCAAATTAATCCATATCATAATAACGACTTAAACCTTGCCCTATGTTTTCATATGCAATACTTAAACGTTCTTGCAATCTAGACATTTCTTTTGCCGTCTCTTCGAACATTTTATAATCTTCTTCAATTCGCTTGAATCCTTTTTTGTGTTCTACAGATTCGAACCAATCGCCACTTTCAGTCATTACTCTTTGACCTTTATCAACAATATCTCTAACTCGTTCGCATAGTTCTTGCAAATTATTTTTACCATAAACAGATTCGCCTAAAGCTGAGAAGTTTTTTACTGACTCTAGAAATTCTGTTTTTTCTTGACGAGTCATTTTAGGTGCTTCCTCACCATTTATCATTTCTAATATTATTTTTAAGTTAGGTGTCTTCATATTATATCCTGCATTTTCCATCATCACATAATATTGATGTAATGATACTATTTACTTTGTTGTACTTATTTGATGTATTTGTTTTATCTACTGATTCATGCATTTGAGATGGTCTCATAAATGCTCCTTGGGTCGATGGGTTAGAAACGAAGTCCCAACATATCAATTCAAAGTCTTCTTGAACTTCCACAGTGCCTTCGCTTCGTAGTTCTTTAACAGATCCTAATCCGCGAGATGATATACCCAATGTTATTCCTGCTTTGAATAATTCCTTAAGGATTTTACCGCTAGGAGTATCTAGTATCTGTACAGCTCCCTTTAAATCATCGCCTTCCCACCATATTTTTAATATATTGTGAGATACGTTGTTTAAGTTGACAACTGATGATTCTGGATGATCTAGTTCGCCTAATGCTCTGTGTTGGTCGATATACTCTATCTGATATCGACTACATTCACGCATTAAGATATTTTTTGGATATATCCTGCCGTTTTGATTCTTAGCTCCAGACCGTTGTAATATACCTTGCACAACAAAACCTCCAGGAATGCCATACTTATCGCCGCTCGACTCGTTTAGTGAGCCTATAGGGCGGAAAGGCATATAATCGACTATAAGTTGTTTTGACATATTATTCTCCTAATGATCTTACACGTTCCGATATCTTAATTAATCGTTCCGATATTTTTGT